ATAAACCTCGAAAAGGATTACGTAAAAATGGCACGAAGTATTTAATGCAATATAGATGGCGTTGCACGTTTAGAGATGCATATTACGTGTGTTGTTTAATATGGCCGTTTGCACATACTAAACTACCTAAAATTCAACAAGTTATAAATCATTATTCTAAACAAAGTCCAGGGAAAACTGCTGACATTGTTAACATAGATGAGTATAGAATGAGAAAGGAGATGATGTTTGAATAATGGACAAGGATAAAAAAGGTTTTAATTGGGATGGTAAGTCGAGAGTGGTAACGGATTTATATCGTAAAAACTTTGATGAAATATTTGGTCAAAAAGAACAGGAAGAGTTAAAAGAAAGTTATGAACAGTCGTTAAGGAATAAAAAGGATAGAGATGAAAAAAGATGAAGTAATGTTAGTGTGGAAAGGGAATAAAATACCTGGCGAAGATTGTGAAGTCATATTTAAAGATAAATTCAACAAAGAACATAAGGTAGAACTAAGTCGATTGATTAGAGTTTTTAATAATAATATTTGGCAAAATAAGAAGAGCGTTAAATGATGGATGAAAAGGATTTAAAGGAATATGAAGATAATATTCGCTTGGTTCAAGGTTTAAAAAAATCTAATAAATACAAGTATATGTCAGGACAAATGTACGAGCATCACGGATCACGGACCTACGATTTTGGCGGACAAAGATTACCATCAGTTACGACTATTTTAGGTTTGACAAAAGACCAAAGTTTTATAAAGGACTGGAAAGAAAAGGTCGGTCATGAAAAAGCAGAAGAAATTAAGAATCATAGTAGTAAGCGGGGTACATCCATGCATAAGTTCTTGGAAAGTCACATCACAGGAGTTGGCTATGATGACCTTAGCCCCATCGGTACGGAAGCTAAACCGATGGCGGAAAAGATTATTGAAGTGGGTCTTACACCCGTTGATGAATGGTATGGCTCGGAAATTACGTTACATTATCCGGGTTTGTACGCAGGTTCAACAGACCTTGTCTGTCTTCACAATGGCATGGAGAGCATTGTTGACTTCAAGCAAAGTAACCGTCCGAAGAGGGAAGAATGGATCGAAGATTATTACATGCAAATCGCGGCGTACGCCATGGCTCACGACTACGTCTACGGATCAGAAATTAAGCAAGGAGTTATCATGGTATGCACGCCTGACCTATATTATCAAGAGTTCAAAACAGAAGGCATCGATTTACGTACCTGGAAACATAAGTTCTTAAAAAGATTAGATATGTATCATGAGATACAATTTGATGAGAAAGAGAAGACAACACCAATGAAAGCGGAGGACTTTAAGAAATGAACAGGCAACTAATAAAAACGCTTCTAAAGAGATATGAAGCAGAGATAGAAGATGCAATATTTAAGATTGATTGCATTTGTGACCATAATATGGTGATTCCTGAACACGTGGACATCACAGGAGAGCTGGATAAGCAGATAGAGCGTGTAGCGTCAGCCGAGGACAAAGTGGCAGCATTAAGGAAACATTATGTTGAAAATGAGGCAGAAGATGGAATTACTCCAAATAAAGCGATCTTGTAGCATGGACCATGGAACTGTGGAACTTCCATGGAACTTTTTTTTTGACCTAGAAACCGCTATATATAAGAACTTTTTACACCAAAGAACTAAAAGTTCCACGGTACCATCATATTTTTTATCACTGAAGAAAAAAATTAAATTTGGTCTAGAAGGTACTATATAGTATAGATTAATTATGCCCAAGAAAAGAAGAAAAAGCGTTGCCTCATTAGGAACTCCCGATATACCTTTTCCTAAAGTCAGAGTGGAGTGGATAGAC